AAGAAGTGGTCCCGCAAACCAAACCTGTTCGATGCTCTAGGTCGCCCGATCAAAGGCGAAGTTGCCATTTGGGGTGGCTCCGAACTGATCATCGCGTTCTCGTTCACAGAAGGTGGGTACTTCATTCCTGCCACTGGCGCATACGGTATCAAGCTGCAACTCGAAGCTGCTCAGATCGTGACACTGCGACAGGGCGGCGAACGTGCTGCTGGGGATTACGGCTTCGGCGCACAGGAAGGTGGCTTCGACGCTTCCGAGTACGTGGCTCCTAAGGCTGATGCCGAAGGTGACGACGAAGGTGGTAACGACGAATACCAGAACCACATCCCAACCGAAGGCGAAGGCGACCCAGACGGGGCTGCCGACTTCTAAACCCATCAACAACTGAAACGTGACATTGCCCCCTTGGAGAAATCCTTGGGGGCTTTTTCGTGTTTGGAGAACCACATGCCCCGCATCAAGCAATCCGCCGCAGCCCGTGCAAAGGCACTAGGCTACCGCTCTGGTCTTGAGGTGCGAAATGCAAAGCGCCTCGACGACCTTAACGCTGACTACGAGTACGAACCGTATCGTATCCCTTTCGTCCAACCCGAACAGCCTCGAACCTATACACCGGACTTCTGTCTGCTCAACGGCATAGTGGTGGATACCAAGGGTAGATGGGTGACTTCCGACCGCCAGAAATTCAAGATGCTCGTTGAGCAGCACCCCGACCTCGACATCCGTATGGTCTTCTCGAACCCGAACGCAAAGATAGGGAAGACGAGTAAGACAACATACGCCATGTACGCAACCAACCTAGGCCTTCCGTTCGCCAAAGAGTTCATCCCCCAAGAGTGGATCGACGAACCTGTGAACCAGAAGAGCCTTGACGCAATCGCAAAGCTCACATCATGACCAAACCAATACCAGACGTGGCCCTCACATGGCGCACTGATCTAGACTTCACGGGTCTCCGTTTCAAAGACCGAACAGAAACCCTAGGCCTTACCGTTCACTGCTCTGCCTCCAAGCCCTCACAGAACTGGGACGCCGTAGAGATTGACCGGATGCATCGCCGCCGTGGTTTCCTCTCCATTGGTTACAACTTCGTAATCGCCCGTGACGGTGTCGTACATGCTGGCCGCCCTATGAACGCAGAAGGCGCACACTGTAAGAACGAACGTCGGAATAAGACACACGTCTCTGTCTGTCTCGTTGGTGGTATCTCTCAGAAACCTTTAGCACACGTTCCCGGCTCCCCTTGGAATGGCTCTGACGCGGAGGCCAACTTCACTTCCGCACAGGCAACCTCTCTACGTCAACTCAGCGACTTCCTGATGGATGTCTACGGGTTCGGTGAAGAGATGATCGAAGGGCACCGTGATGTCCGTGGCGTCCGCAAGGCATGCCCCAGTTTCAACGTGAAGACCTTCCTGAACGAAGGCGTCTTCGAACTTAATTAAAGGACCAGAACATGGCCGTAACAGATACCAAATTCAACCCATCTGGTGACCCAACCATCGCCGCTATCAAAACCAAAGCCAATGAGATGGCCGCTCTTGTTGAAGCACTTCCAGCAGGACGTCGCCGCTCCATCGCTCTGACACAGATCGAAGACGCATCCATGTGGTCCGTCAAAGCTGCAGCCTGTGGCGACGATTAATCCGCAACCCACATACCTGCATTACCAAACCAACCCTCTGTCCCAATCAACCGGGGCAGGGGGTTTCCAGCTTATAAGCACCCGCACAGCGGAAAGGAATACCTATGACCAAATCTAAAATGGACCACCTGAAAGCACACCTCTCTGGTGGCCGCACAATCACACAGCTTGAAGCTATAGGTCTCTACGGCCTGTTCCGCTTGGCTGCCCGTGTCAAAGAACTACGCAACAAAGGCTGGGCGATCAGCACAGAGATGCGCGATGACCCGAACGGCAGCAAGTACGCGGTCTACAAGCTGGAGAAAGAGGACACCAAAGGTCTCCCTGACTTCGCTTTGCCTGATCGTCTGCAGGACAACATGTCATGCTGATTGCTCTCTGTGTTTACCTCTGGCTCTGCTGTGCAGGTGCTGGCCTTGTTGGCTTGTCCTTCATCCGTCCCATCCATGGCGGCGACGTTCTGACAGCCATCGCATTCCCCCTTCTGTTCCCCTTCGCGGTTCTCCGTGAACTCATCCGAAGGGCTGCACCAACTATTCCCTCCTAACCCCTTCCCTCGACATAGCCCTCGCTCTTCGGAGTGGGGGTTTTTTTCGTTTTGGAGAACTGAATGTATGACAACGATTATGAAGAAAACGAAAGCGTATTTGTCGGACGTGAGCCTTGTCCGGCGTGTGGCTCCAACGACAACGTGGCCCGGTACTCTGATGGGCACTGTTATTGCTTTTCCTCCACCTGTGACTACTACGAACCCCCCTCCGACAGCGGCGACCGCCCAGCGCCCTCTGCGAAACCCGAAGCGCGGAACCTGATCGACGGAACCTACACGGCCCTCAAAGCCCGCAAGCTCTCCGAAGAAACCGCCCGCCGCTACAACTACAAGGTCGGCCTGTTCAATGGCCAGCCAGCCCAGCTTGCCGGATACACCGACGACAAGGGTAACGTCATAGCCCAGAAGCTCCGCTTTGCTGACAAGAAAGAAGGCATGCCGTGGGTTGGCGACAAGAAAAGCGTTGGCCTGTTCGGCTCCCATCTCTTCGGTAAGGGCAAGCGCATCGTGATCACCGAAGGCGAGATCGACGCCATGACGGTGTATCAGGCGCAAGGCTCCAAGTGGCCTGCAGTGTCCCTTATCAACGGCGCTGATGGTGCCCGTAAAGACCTCGCCAAGAACATCGAATACCTCAGCCACTTCGACGAGATCGTTCTGATGTTTGATGAAGATGAACCCGGCCGGGAAGCCACCGAGGTTGCTGCTGAGGTTCTCACAGGACACCGCGTTCTTATTGCCCAGCTACCGATGAAAGATGCCAACGAGTGTTGGATTAACGGTGAGCAGGACAAGATCGTTCAGGCCATCTGGAACGCCAAGCCTTACAACCCCGCTTCGGTTGTTCACGGCGAGGACATCTGGACCCGCCTACAGAACCGCCCAGTGGTTACCTCCATTCCATTCCCTGAGTGGATGCCTCTCATGAACCGTAAGGTGCTGGGTCTACGCCTCGGTGAGTTGGACACTTGGACCTCTGGCTCGGGTATGGGCAAGACCACCATGATCAAGCAACTACAGGCACACATCTTCCGCAGCACCGACTTGAACCAAGCCATCATCCACCTTGAGGAACCCCTTGAGGATACCGCTGAGAGCTTGCTTGGGGTGTTTATGGAGAAGCGCCTAACGCTACCTGACGTTCGTGACACGGTGACCAAGGAAGACCTTCGCTTCCACTTCGAGAAGAACTTCTTAGCCAAGGATGCACACGGCAACAGCCGCATCTACCTTCACGATGCCTTTGGCTCGATGGGTTCAGACGAGAACCTGATGAACCGCATCCGCTACTATGCCCACGCTTGTGACTGCAAGGTGATCTGGATTGACCACTTGTCGATCTTGGTCTCGGACATGGGTGAGAATGGAGATGAACGCCGCCGCATCGACGCACTAATGCACAGCCTCAAAACCCTCACCGTAGAGCTTGGCGTTTACATCGGCCTTATCAGCCACCTCAAGAAAGCTGGCGGCAACACCTCGTTCGAAGAGGGTGCAGCCCCCTCACTCGATGACCTCCGGGGTTCCGGTGGTATCAAACAGCTATCCAACTCTGTCTATGCGATCTCTCGTAACCAACAGGCAGAGACAGAAGCTGCCCGTAACACAGCACAGGTCCACGTCCTCAAGTCCCGATACACCGGAGACACTGGCCCTGCTGACTTCATTTATTTCCAGAAAGAGACAGGCACCTTCTGTGCTGGCGTGGACCCTGAGATGGCCGCCCAGTTCGAAGACATGTCCGCTCACGGCGCTCCCATTGAAGACGGGGAGGCTGACTTCTAGGCACTTTTAGAAAGGCCATACCAACATGAACGACCACATTGATGTGAACGAGGAAGCCCCTCGCCACAAACGGTTCATCTATGACATCGAAACCAACGGCCTGTTAGACACGATGGACCGCATCCATTGTCTGGTTCTCTATGATCTGGACACAAAGGAACTGATCTCCCTCAAGAACGACAACCCTGCAGCGTACTGGTCTCCTGAGATCGAAGAGGGGGTTCGCCTCCTTAACGCCGCAGACAAGCGCATCGGCCACAACATCATCAAGTTTGATGAACCCGCCCTCAAGATGCTCTTTCCATGGTTCGAAGAGAACAAGCCCGGTGTTGTGATCGACACATTGACACTGGTCCGTCTGATCAAACCCAACGTCAAAGAGGGCGACATGATGCTGGTCAAACAGGGTCGCCTCGAAGGTCGCCTTATTGGTTCCCATGGTCTTGAAGCATGGGGCCAACGCCTCGGTGAGTGGAAGGGGGACTATTCCAAAGAACTCAAAGCCCAGCTCATTGCTGATGGTATGGACCGCAATGAAGCTGCACTCGCTGTCTGGGCTACATGGTCCCAAGAGATGCAGGATTACTGCGACCAAGACGTTACCACCAACCTCGCGATCTACCGCTGGTGCCAGAAGAAAGGCTACTCCAAGCAAGCCGTGGCCGACGAAATGGACATGGCATATTTGTGCGCCAAGATCGAAGCCAACGGGTTCCCCTTTAACGAGCAGAAAGCGGGGATGCTTTACGGCACCCTCGCAGGTCGTCGGGCACAGCTTGAAGACGAACTCAAAGATACCTTCGGGTC